AGTTCTTGCCCAGCTAGACCTAATTGACCTGTCTGTTGTCCATACTGAAGTCCCGCTTGAGAACCCATCTGACCTAACTGACCCGTGAGTTGTGATTGCTGGGCCTGTCTTGCTCTAGCGGCCTCAAAAGCTGTTTGAGCTTGTTGTTGCGCAGTTTGATAACCTTGTGATCTAATCTGACCCGCGGTTCGCGCCTGCTGATCCAAGATGTTTCTGTTTACTTCACCTTGTTGTATAGCCTGCCTACTACCACCAAAAGCACCTGCGCCTACGGCCTGAGCATCGACCCCACGTTTTTGTATGTCACCTTGACGTTGAATGTCAGACATAGCCTGTTGTACAACAGCATTTTCATAAGGATCCATGTAGCTTTGGTAAGAGCTTGGATTATATTGCTGGGATAAACCAGATAAACCTCTAATACCTTGCTGTGCAGAGGCCATGCCCATATCTCTACCTAGCATGGAACTAGCTATNGCAGGATTAACTGCACCTGCAATACCTGTGTTTAATACATTGCCAACTCGTTGTCCTGCCAAAGCTTGAGAAGACGTTAGTCCTGTTCCAGCCCCTGCTAAATTAGCTTGCCCTGCATCCATTAAAGGTTGATAGCCTGCAATTCCTTGTCCGCCTGTGCCATAATAATCAGAAGCACGATTAAAAGCGCCTTGTTGTAGACCAGAAAAACCCGCCACTTTACTTTGTGGTAGCGTAATTCCTTTATCAGATAATTCTTTAGCGGATTTTAGTAACCCAATTCGGTAAGCTTCTATCTCAGGAGATTCACCAACTTGTTGTATAACGGTTTCTGTTGCCATTATGCTACCGCCCTTCCACGTTGTTCTAAGTTACGCATAACACCGTACATATTATTTATACCTTTGTTCATGTCTCCACCACCTAAACCTTTAACGGCATCAGTAGTCATCACAAACTCACCTGGCATTAACATAGCTCTTACGCTATCTTTGTGGTATACCTTCATTTGGCATGATACCACCAACTCGTCTTGGAAATATTTCTCCACCTGCTGCGGCAGCTTGTGGAACGTAATAAGGATAACTAGATCCTACATTTGGATCACCTTCAATATAAATTGGGTCTAAGTTAGCTACGTTATATAAATCAGGATTTTCGTTGTAAACGTCCATCCCTGTTCTTGCTGGATCATCTTTTTCTTCAGGCACATCAAACATACCGCCTGCGGCTCCCGCTACTCCAGCTAGGGCTAGGCTTGGACCAAATCTTCTTAGAAAACTTGGACTTTGTTTTTTTGCTATTTCTTTTGCAACTTCTATTTGAGCTTTAGTGGCTTCTAAAGGTTTAATACCTTGTTCAGTAAGAACTTCTGTAAAATCCTTATTAGATGGCATGATGAAATCACCTGCTTCACTAAAAGATTTAGGCATTTTAAATCCAAGTTTATCTGCAATAGTTGTCTGACCCGTGCCCGCTCCAACATTAGCGGTCCCATCTATACCTGCCGTGTAACTTGCGTTTAAATTTGCGGCAGGATTACTGTTAGGATTATATTTTATTATATTAGGGTCAGGTTTACCTACGTCTATAAATTCAGCAGGATCTTCGAACATGCCCGCTTGAGTTTGCTGCCCTAGATTACGCAATTCAGGGTCAAGAGAAGATTTAGTACTGTAATTCTTAACATCAGGATACATGCTTTCGGCGTTGGTACCGTCATATAAAGTAGTGCTATCTGTTTTTGGTTCAACAAGATCTCTAAGACTTGGTACGCTAGTGCCTTGCAATGGAGCAAAACTTCCTTGAGAAAAAGCATCTCCTATATTAGCAGTTCCCATACTTACATCAGACGCAATATTTTGACCAAAACCTTCAATACCTGAGTTAGGTCCTGAAAACCCTGCAGTAAGAGCACCTGTAGCACCCCCAAGAACAGCCGCTTTTAAAGCATCTTTTACACTTCCACCTTGAACCAAGGTACCAATACCTGCACCAAGTGCAGCTGAATAAACTTGACCTAATCCTGGGGCAAAGTAATTAAGAGCCATAGGTATAATAATAGGGGCTGCTTTTTTAAGAGCCTTTCCAACACCTTTAGCTATCTTGCTTACAGACTTAAATAACTTTTTAAAGAAAAATTCTGGTAAACCTGTAGTCGGGTTCAAGCTATTCTTAACTTCACCAACAACATATCTCTCAGGGTCTTCTACGCCTAATTCTCTTAGGTGATTAAATATACTTTCTTTTAATTCTGGGTTCTTCTCAATCAAGGCCCGTGGGACGATGAGCTCGCCTGTCTCAACGTGAGCTACCGTGTCATCACCGTAACGACCAAAGTTAGCCATCTTCTTGCCAACAGTAGAAAACTGAGCAATACCATTTGTGCCAAACTGCTCTCTAAGCTCTTCGGCTTCTAGTTGCTCTATCTGCTCGTCCGTCATCACAAAATCTGCAATTCCGCCAGCTGGTATTTCTTCTGTTTTTAAATTTGCAGTCATGCTTAATACCTTACCATGAAAGTTTTAGTTGTTCAATCCTATATAATAGCACTAGTCGTAATTCTTGTTTTAGTCAATTCTTGTACACTTGCAACAACATGTAGCCTGTTTGCCGTGGCCGCTGTTACTTTCAATATCTCTCCACTTTCTAATATTAAATCTTTTGTTAATAACTCAACCGTAGTGTTAGCCGCTACGGCTTTTACTTTAAATAAACTAAAAACAGCTCCACCTGAAGTAGTCAAAGTTACCGTTATAGTATCGGCATTACCAGAATCTTCTGATACCAATATTGAATTAACAATAGACGCATTAAAATCGGCTGCACTAGGAGCCGTATATAAAACAGTAGCATTCGTTGTTGTCAAATCTAACTTTGCGTTTGTCAAACCTTGGATGTATTGAGGAATACTAGTAACTAACATTATCGTCTACCATCCTCTCTAATATCCACACGAGGTGATCCTAATTTCCATTTACACCCTAATGAATCAGATTCAATCCGTAAAGCAAAAGATCGCCCTCTAACTCTTACATCTAACTTTTCTGTAAAAGCCTCTACAGGTGATGTGCTGGTTCTGCTGGTCGTGCCTGTATCTGTATCTGTAAAGTTTACTCCTGGGAAATTGCGGGCTTTTAAAGTAAACGTAGCACTCGGAGAACTCAATGCGCTAGATCCACTAAAGGTTATATCTGGTATGATCCGTTTGATAAAAACAAACTTTTCACCGTCACCTATATCAATAGGAGCTGTCTCCACAAAAGAATCCATAGCAACACCATCATCATCAAAGCCAATCTCTTGGTTAAATACATAACCACCTCCAGCGGCTAGTGCGTTAGTTCTAAGACCTCTATCTATCCATGCATCTCTAGCTAACGTGCCATAATACCATGTATTGTCCGCATAGTTAAAAATTACATAATTACTGTTATCAGTACTACTAGCGCTGGGATAAAACCAAATAATTTCATTAAACTCACTATTTACTCCGCCAAATACCTTATCAAACTGTTCTGTATTTATATCTAAAAACACTTTGTCTTTGACCGTACAAGGTATCTGTTGAGTTTGACCTCCAGAATAAATATAAAACGTGTCTCTTCCCATCCAATATACAACATCACCTACAGGAACAGCTGACTTTGGACTTATGATTGTGATGTTTTTAGATAGCTCTTGCAATCCAAATGTAAAAGGAGGACCTATAAATTTCATGGCGTGAAGTGTTTTATCTGTAAAAACTAATATGGCTTGCTTGGTTTCTACGGCTTGTATAAATTCTGATCCACCACCTAGTCTTAAATCACCAGCCGTGTTCGTTGCAGTTGGTGTCCAATCTAATAAAGACTCTTGACTAGAAAAACGTATTAACAAAGGNTCTTGGATCGTGGTTCCTATANTATTAGTACCAAAAGCAATAACGTGNCTATCTTGATCAGAAACCATAATCTGTTTAGCAACCGTTGGTGTATCACTAGCGCCTGTTTCTGTGCTTATTTCTACCGCTCTTGTGGATAAGTTATCAGATTTATCCCAATAATATATTTGACCATCTCTTGGATTAAGTAAAAGATCTTCTCCAAAGTTATCTTCGGACCATATTCTAAGTTCACCAGTGGTTGTCACACCGCCAGAAGCGGCGTCACCCCAACCACTAAAATCAGAAGCACCCGAAGCATTTCCAACAGCTAATCTAACAAGTGTGTTATCATCGTGAGCTACGGCCGTTGTACCGCTGTGACCTCTGGTAACAGTCATGGTGTTGTCATCAGTCGTACTAGCAACAAGCATTAATTCTTCATCTACAAGTATAACATCATTAGCGGTAGTCATACCTGTCTCATCGTCAACATCAATGGCGGTTTCACTATTATCTAGTGCTTCATTTAATTGCGTTTGTTTTGCCGTGGTTGTTATACCACTAAACAATCCAGCACCCCAACCTGTTCCACCAACAGTCGTATCAAGACCCGTGTTTATTTGGTAGACACCATCAACACCTGAACCACCCGTTCCTGTATCAGAACCATTAGCGTTTACACTAGCTGTGATTGTGTAAGTGTTAGCGTTTGGAACTGTTACAATTTGATGCTCTATGTTTAAAACGGCCGCAGTAATTGTACCTCCTAAAGAAGCTGCCCCCGATATAGTAACAAAGTCTCCTTCAACGGCACCGTGAGCCGAGTCTGTTGCAGTTATTGTCGCTGACCCGTTGGTCGCGGCAAACGTAATACCATTAGTAGTTGTAGCTCTTTCAGGTGTAATGTCGTTAAAAGAAAGGCCCTCTTCAATATAATATTTAAATGTAGTACCTATACCTAAAAAATTAGAACCATCTAAGGCAGACCAGTTGTGCAAACTACGAGCTGANCCTAAATATTGTGTAGCGGAATATTTTTCCCAACCNCCTATTTTTTCGGGAAAACCTAATCTAAATCTTATCTTGTCACCATCTACATAACCTCCTTCATTACTGTAAGAAGTTATATCACTGGTTATTCCTGGCTTAAATTGTAATTTAGTAAAAGGCATTATGCTGTGTTCCCTGCTACCGTTCCTGAATTGTTAAGTGTAACATTACTTATACCATTAATATATTTTCCAGCCGCTCCTCCTGAAGAAGCACTAGTTCCGTTAGTAGGAGCATTTGATGGAAAAGAAATACTGTCTCCACTGCCGTCTCCACCTGCTGTTCCATTACCGCCCGCGGCTCCAAGAGCACCGCCATTTCCACCTGCTCCACCCGCTCCTGCATTAGTACCACCAGCTGATCCACCAGAAGTACCTGATCCTACGCTTACACCGAAGCCCGCTCCAACTCCACCCGCTCCTGCGGATCCTCCTGTTGTAATAGATTTTACCTGTCTACTAAACCTGAAGTCAAAATTATTATAATATAAATTAGTACCGCCACTAATGTTACTTAAAAATCCAACTAAGTAATAAGTAGTATTCGCAGCTAAATTTATTGTTTGACCGCTGGTTAAAGTAGTTCCTGCTGAAGTGTTACTAGTGCTTATATTTATAGTAGGAGTACCGTAACCAGAACCATATGAAGAAGATATTGAGGCACTAGATAAGGTGTAAGTACCTGCGGTGCCTAATTGAAATGAACAATAAAAAGGACCTCTATTGGCAAGTGACCCTCTAAAAGATGCAGCTGTTTCAGCTGTAAAAAATCCCCAAGATACATTAACAGCACCTGATTGAGCAGCGTTTCCATTAACACCTCCCCATTTTCTATCACCAACAACTCCTGCGCCATTTAAATTGTGGCTACCACCGTAATTATTAAACCAAGAAGGCACATCATTATTAGGAGNGTTACCACTTCCATAAGGCGTTCCACCNTCNTCAACAAAATTATTTAAANCGGCATTAATTTCTAAAACACCGTTTCCACCTGCACCGCCGTTTCCACCACCACCCCCACCAGAAGCTATTGTTCCTGTGTTTGTAATNGTGCATNNNGACGCGGCTAATATNGCATCTCCACCTGTCCCACCATTAGCGGCTCCTCCATATCCAAGTATAGAACCTGCGTTTTGTATTGTAATATCACCCGCAGCACCCGAAGGTATGTTTAAAGCTTTATTACTGGTACTAGTGGCCCCCACTTGTACACCTGAATTAATGACTACTATTTTAGGATAATCAACATCATAATCATCTCCAAAAATAGTAGATAAACTTTGATTAGTTGCATTAGAACTTATGGTAAATTGATAACCAATACCTTTACTATAAAAATCGGAGGGAGCTATTGCGCCACTTGTAGGTATTCCTGAGCCTAAATGTGTTGCGTTATTGTCGGAGGCTTTAGGTTTTACTTTACTACCGTTTAANTAATAATCACTAATAGACACGGACGTATTACTACCAGGACTAAATTCATCCCTTATGTTGGCAAAACTTATTGCTCCTGATCCTGNTAACGCCATGATTAATTCTTCTTTAATTCATCNATTTCTGCTTTTAATTCTTTTATGCTTTCTATAAGAACAGCACATAATTTTCCATAATCAACAGATTTGGTTTGCATATCGTCATCGGC